CACCAACACCGCCAGAAACTATAATATCACCATCCGCAGGAACACCCGACGCTTGCTGCGAAGTAGTAACTGCCAGACTTGTGAGATTGCCTTGAACCACCTTCTGCACTTGCGTCACACCAGAAGCCGAACAAGTGCCATCCGCTGCGCCAGCGCGGTCTTGAACGGTGCGGGATTGCGTTGGGTTGGCGAATGCGAGGTCGTAGTCGCTGACGCAGCCGATTTGAGTCGCTTTAATGTTGTCGATGAAAAACGTCCCAGCTTCCAGCAATCCAAAAAAAGCGTTTTCAAGCGCAATCCTTTTTCCAGTAATCGAGAAAGTTTGATTTGATGTCGAAAGCACAAAGTCTTTGTAACTTCCTGTCGTGACATCGCTGTGGTCAAACGGTGTTCTAGCGCGCAGCGTTGGCGTTCCAGAACTAGCGCGTGCTGTGAACTCCCACTTGTAGACTTTGCCGTTTGTTCCAGTTCCTCCATAGGTAGCAGCTAAAGTAGCAGCATTAGAAGAACCGTTGCTTGCCCCACTTGCGACAACTTGCAACTCGCCGCTGACTATGCTTGCCGAGTGGTTGCCTTGGCCAACCCAATTACCTGCGCCAGAGAAATCACCGTTTGCGGCGGGGTTAACTAAGTTGGTTTGACTTCCATACTGCAAACTATAATCAACGTCTGCCTGCTCGTACGCTGTCCTCACATCATCGGCGGATAAGGCGCGATTGTAGAACCTTGCGCGATATATAGTGCCGTTGAAAAAACCGGCAGACCCGGTGTAATTACTCCCAATAGCCGCGTCCGTAGCTGAGTCAATAGTCTGTGTTCCGAGTGTAGTTGTTCCGACTTGATTTCCGTTGTCATAAAGTACAGCAGAAGTGCCGTCAATCGTCACAACGAGGTGGTGAACTTTTAAATCGTCTAAAACTTTTACGCCGAAACTGCGGTCGCCACCGTCTTGAATGCCGAGGTTATATGAGTTAGCAACCCAACTCCCCAGTATAAATGTTCCTCCGTCCCCAAAATCAACAATAGTAGAATATGCGCTTCCCCACTCGTGAGCTTGAATAATAAACTCGAAACTGAATTTCGTTCCCAAGTCTGGCGGCGAGGCAATGTCGATGCTTCCCGCCGCACCATCAAAATGTAAGCCCTGCCCGTCTGAGCTATTTATAAGAGACGTTCTCTGCTCGCCAAGGGTAGGGTTCTTTTTATATATCTGAATAGCTGATGACATTATATTAGTATAGTGAGCCTACGTTTAGTTCATCCTGCTGCAAAGCAACATAACCAAGACCATCCCCAGCCGTTACATTCTCAACTGTAAACTGGTCTAGTGTATATTCTTTTTCGTTTATGCCAGGAATTGAAACTATATCGCCGGGTTCTATAGGTAGCTTAACAGTTCCGAATCCTAAATATACTGTACCGGAGTTTTCTGTTTTAGCTGCCTTATGCCCTACTACTAATAAACTGTCTGCCTTAACTGAAGATGCTCCCAGCGCGGAGCTACCGTCTGCTCCTGCATTGGTTGTATAGGCACTAGAAAAGTTAATATCTGCCATGCGCGTTATTCTGGTTTAAATTGTTTCTGTTTCAAATTACTCCCCATCCATTATATTTTCTTTAATGGTGATTTGCTGCTGTAAAATAGTAGTATATCTAAGGGCTGAACCACTACCACTATTCTTAATTCTAACTTCTATGTTAGTGGTCCCCTGTTTAGTAGTGCTATCTATTACGCTAGTATCTATACCGGAAGAAGTTAAATCTAACTTACCTACAAACGTCTGAGCGAATAGGCATTTAAGAGTACAACTAGCAGCACTAGCATCCTTAGTTACATGTTTGCCCGTAACGTATCCCGTAGCTGGCTGGGCAATGCCACTAGTATATGCCCCTTCGTCAATTATTCTAACTCCCGATACAACATTACTTTCTACTGCCGTAACTTCTACCTTAGCAGATTCTACAGTTGTACCGTTAGTAATAGTAAGAACATCCCCTACATTATATGCAGTACCACCAGTTACAACCTCTGCACTAAATAACTTCTGCTCTGCCGTTAGTGATACATCAGAACCTAACACCGTAGATTCACTAACACTAACCGGCCCAAGGTTGGCTAATGCAGATGTAAATAATGTAGTGTCTGTAATTGGGTCATAAGGATTAGCACCAAGCCCACTAAATACATTAGGCATTAATGGGTAGACTTCTATGTTCAGAATATCATCAGAAATAAAAGTAGGTAGAGTAGGTGTAGATGGGTCGAACGGTGAGCTTATTAGCCGCCGATTGTGAACATCGATGAATAAACGTAGTGAATTTAAGCTACTCATTCCGGTTTCGTTTTAAAGCATTTATTTTCTGTTTCAATATGACCAAGGGGAACAATGCCCAAAAGTGGCTTAGAACGCATTCTACGCTCAGTAATCGCCTGTTTAAGCTGAATGAGTGGCAGGGGGAGTGACTTGGCAAAAGTAAAGAATCTGATTAGAACCGGAATCAGTAACGGTAATTTCATCTGCATTTAGATTAGTAATCGTATCACTCCCCACTTGACCGGAACTATCTACAGCCTTTTTAGCGAGCTTGGCCCTAGTGCCGGTAGATGGATGCCCGTCTCTGCTAGTGTCGTGTAAGTAAAATAATATGGCTGGGTTAGCATCTGAGGCCACGCCAACTAACCTAGTTAAATACCAAGCACCATCACTATTAATATTAACTATACTTTCAGTTAAACCGCTTATATAAGATGAACCAGATAAAACCGCCTTAGCTATAGGTTGCTTCCAGTTACCAGTTGCAGCCGGCCTAAATGTATCTACATCACTTGTCATTCCCGCATAAGCAACATCTTCCTCCCTTGAAAATGATAATCGCTGAAACTGCTTTTCATATCTAAATTTGAATCCCATTGCAGCCGCTTTAGCTTTTACATTGGCTATAGTTACCCATCTTACACCTGACATGATTGTTTGGTCTGCTAAAGTAGCATTAGTAAATACATCATCTGGTAATTCAGACACACCACCCGAACCACCTATAGTAACACCTAACCTAGACCATAAAAGGTTCTGAGTAGAACCAGATGTAAAAGTAGCATAGGCATCTTTAGGCATATAGTTAGTAGTTGAGTTTACGAGTAACTTAGTAATAGATGTTTCTGGTTTTGCATTTCCGAAATATACTTCATCAAAACATAACGGCCTAATCTTAGTAACCTTCTTCAACATAGTCACTAAATCGTTATAGTGTTCTTTCAGTAAGTTAGTTCTAATATATAATGTATCGTCTCCGCTTATAGCATTAGTAAAGTTAGTAAAGTTTGCGCTGGCTGCTTTTTGTAATTCTAATTCATGCGAAACATCTCCTGCTAAAGTTAATGGGTAACTTCTATTATCTGTTAAGTTAATACTAATAGGTTCTATCTTCGTATTAATCTTTACTGTCTGAAATGCTATATCAGATTCAGTTAATACACCTATATTATTTTGAGTAAAGTCTGCACCATCAGCGCCGACAGGGTCGTTAGTTATATCTAAGTGGTTATAGGTACTACCTCTATCTTCATACTTCTTACCATGCTTCGGCCCCTCAAACATCCTATGGTAATCAGTAGTATTATTATATGCTATAGGCCAACCCCTGCCACTATCAGAACCATTTAAAGTATAAGCTATAGCCCTATCTTGTTTTATTTGGATTTGTGCATCATTAGAAGTATCTACATATACATCATAATAATTATTAGTGTTAAACCCATTAAAATAGATAGTAGGGTTAGTGGGTGTTAATACTGTAGCTATAGGCCAATCTTCCGTAGAAAACATTACCGGCCCTTCAGTAGTTAACTTAACTTGTTCACCACTAGCAGAAGCATAAGAACCAAGGTTAGTGTTATAATCACTTATGTATTGTGTTCTAGTTGTAGAAGATGCATTTAATTCATCTGTTATACTTATGCCTTTTGAGCCATTAGAATAGCACGGCCTAGTGCTATCTTTAGCCCTTACCGGCTTCCCTATTCCGTTTTGTAAATAAACATTAGCACCTTCATCACCTACATTAATTACTCTAGGGTTATCATCATAAGTTAATATGTTAGTAGTTTTTTGCCAGAGATAAAAATAATCATAGGCAGTAGATTTAGTTATCTTGGCTAATGCATATATATTACCACTAGTAAATGAACTAACATTTATATCTAAAGTTAAACCAGCCGCCGAGAATGCACTTACAATACTGCTAAAACCATTAAAGGTTATAGTACCATATTCAGGCGTAGCACTACTGGTAGTAGCTCGCATATAACTAATATCACCCTTATGAAATATTAAATCACCTATTAGCGTGCTACTTGTTATAGATGGGCTATGCCCTGCATCTTCGTAATCATCTCCTATATCTGTATATGTATGAGCATCAAAAGTAATTCTAGTAGGGTTTCTAAAATTACCCAAGTCATCTACGCTATCTTTACGCTGCCCTATGTTCTCTAAAATATTGTATAGAAAAGAAGCATTAGTAATATTATTAGCTCGCATGGAATTAGGAACGAAACCGCTATGCGATTTAAAGTATAAATAGCGAGGGTCATTAACCATGCACTTAAAGAAATACTTATAACTACTATCATAACCAGAAGTAACAGAGTCACGCCTAACACATCTTTGAGAATATTTAGATATAGATACACTATGGTTATTACTCGATGATGTTCCGAAATAGAAAGTTATATCATTGCCAGTTAGGTTATGTATTTTAAAACAGTTGTACTTGTTATAGGCATTACTAAATTCAAACTTATAACCTCCGGAACCATCTGAAACAGCATCACCTATAATTATTTCTGCTACTGCAAAACGCCATTTCTTCTCACTATATGGTTGCCCCTTATCCCATACATAATACTCTACCCCGCTATGCGTTATAGTGTGGGCCTTTAAAGAATCGTTAAGCCCTATATCTGCTGATGTTATTGCGTAATTAGGGGAAGTGTTATAATGCGATATAGTAGCACCACTAACAGCATTGTCGTAAGTTGTTTGATTATAACTAGCCGGTAACGGGTTTTGTATAGGATATAATACACTAACGTCAGTAGCATCATGGTTTCCGCTAGTATAAAAGAAAAACTCTTTGCCTCTAATAATAGGGTCACTAGGGTTTGATATAGCTATAGGGTTAACTAGGTAGGTAGATTTACCATCTAATACTTTATCTACTATGGTTTCAGCTTCAGCCCATAGAAGATTCATCGTCGCCGCTGTCGGCGTTTCGTCTCCTGTTAGATAACTTACAGCCATACAGCCGCGCCTGACGATGCTGCATCGCCACCGCCTTTGCCCTTACTAGTTCCTTCTATAATAGTACCCCTAGTGGTTCTAGTAATCTTATTATTAACAGACTGTATAGGCATTAGGCTTAATATAACTTCTCGCATCTGGTTATGCCATGTTGCCTCGGCAGATGTTCCTTTTAGTTTTGGCGGTACTCTAAGCATATAATGGGTAATCTGTAGATAGCCAATAATTTAACCACCACTCTTGGCTTCGTTCTATTTGGCCTCCTACAGTATATGTAATTTGTGGAGCTTGTTTAAGAAAACCAAAATTCCATGTAGCACTAGTACCAGCCAATATATCACTAGTAGTATCATTAGCTACTGTGCTACGGGCCGCATCTGATAAAGTAGCAGCTATAGCCGCAGGGCAGTTCTCCCCTCTAATTAATGCACCTAATGTCCATACATTCTCCACACCAGCAGTAGCCATTTTTAATTCATAATTGTTAGTTACTACTTGGTTCTTTCTTAGAACGTATTCAGAAGTAATAGTAGATTCTTGGTCTACCAGATATTTATATAACAGGATTCTTAACTTCTTTTGCGCGGAAGTTAACGAGCCAGAACCGTAGCTACTAGTTCCCTCAAATGCATAACTAACATCACCTACAGTTGCTTCATCTAATGCATTTTGTACGGTTATTTTCCCTGAAATTATTGCTTCTACTTGTTTTTTAATAACGGCTATATCTCTAGCACTAACATTGCCACTAATTCTAGGGTTCTCTGATATATGCCTTTGTGCAGATTGCCCTACTATTTCCCATGTAGTAGATAGTTCATTAATAGAATTAACTGGCGACATCTGGTCAGTATCGATGCGCGCCGTCATCGTACTAGTAGGCCCGTTCTCTACTAAGTCTATAGTCTGAGCAAATGCAGCATACTTTTGGGCCTCATGTTTAACTTGTTCCTTTAAGCCCTCTATAGTTACTTCTTTAGACCACCCTGTTCTATAGTCAAAGTTAAAACGCTTGCTAGTTATTTGTGGTTTATTTGTTCCTGTTACTATAGCCATTTTAATTACCTGTATATGGGTTTAATCCTCCAGCAGCATTTAATGTAAATACCCCGCTACCTTCTCTAATGTGTCTAAGTATTTCTTTCTGTACTGATAACTGACCAGCCGCTAGTTGAGCTATACGCTTATCTACTCCTGCAATTCTAGCACCGGCTTGCTGCATCGATGACTGCTGAACTCTTAAACCACCAAGCGGGTCGCCTTGCCCTTTTAGATTTTGTAATTGTCCAGATAGTATAGCTGCCTCCTGCATCTTTTCGTAAAACTCTACTTCTTTACCGGCTTTACTGGCAGCTTCAGCATCAGCTATTAATTTTAATTGTTCCTCTTTTAACTTAGTTATCTTTTGCTCTGTAGATAACCTATCCATCATATTATCTCTCTGAGCTTTTTCAAAACCAGCCTTAGCCTTATCTATTTCTTTTTGTTTCTTCTCCCTAGCTTTTCTATCTTCCTCGGCTTTCTTAGCTGCCTTTTCTTCATCTTCTATAGATTTTAAACTACCTTCTAAATCTTTAGTGGATTTTCTTTTAACAGAAGTACCACCTACGCCGAAAGGGTCGCCTAATGGTTCTAATGCAGGGCCAACATTTTTAACAAGCCAGCCAATGAAATTACCGGCTGTAGCTTTCATGTTATCCCATGTCTTAGCGGTCTTGTCACCTAACTTATCTAATGCAGTTAGATTATCTTGGCTTATAACTTGGTCATAAGTCTTATTATATTCATCAAGAATAGGAACTAATCTTTCTACTGGTTCACCTAGTAGCTTCATAGCTACAGCTAGTTTCTCTAATCTATTAGGTGAATCTGTAAGGGTACTGTTTAAGGTATCAAACATACCTTCTATATTACCCCCTTCTAAATCTGCTTGGCTTATACCTAGTGCCTCAAATTGCTTCTGTAATATTTCATTACCAGCCGCTGCCTCCTGACTCCTTACCTTTAAAGTTTTGAAAGCATCGGCTACCGTTTCCATGCTCTGGCCGGTTCGATCGGCTGCTAGTTGGAATTTCTGTACTTCATCTGTACCAATTCCTAAACGAGTAGATAGGTTATCTATTTCATCGGCTGCTGCTGTAAATTCTTTTAATGCAGTAGTTATGCCGCCTAGTGCTAACCCTGCCCCTATCATCCCCCGTAACTTCGTAAACTTAGAACCAAAACTTTCTACTTGGCTACCGGCTTTTCTAAGGCTACCACCGAAACCCCTAGAGTCTAAACTTAACTTCGCTTCTAAATCTACTGCCATATTAGTTTACTCCGAATTTAACTTTCTGTTCTTCCGGCAACTCTGCTAACCATTCTTCAAACTGTTTAGCTTTATCTTGGTTTTCTTCATCCTGCTTACTAAACAAAGTTATAGCTCCATCCTGCTCTAATATAGTGCATACATCCCATACACTTAAAGCTAATGGCCTATTTAGTATTTCTGTTTCTGTTAGGTTAGTAGAACGAAGTAGGCGAACCTTTATAGCTTGGGCAAAGTTAGCACCACTTTTAGCATCACTATATTTCTGTTCTACCCAATACTTCGGGAAGTTTTCAAACGAATCATCTATATAGTTCTTAAAGGAGTTAGCTACTTTGTTTAGGTCGAATTTACCTAACTTAGCTGCCCATTTCTTAACTAGGTCTATTAAGTTTTCTTCTCTGATTAACTTAATGAATTCCTCGTAGGTACTACAGCATATTAATACGGCAGAAAATAAATCGGCTGCATCAGCATCGCCGCCGACTACGAAGGGATTATCAAAGCGTTCTAGTAGAATGTGATGGCCGAGGCTATATGGCATTAGCCTCTGGCCTAACAACTCTACCGGCTCCGGTATAGCCGCCTCGTAATAATCCCTAGCCACATTACGATAAATTAGCGGTTGCTATTTCGTTAACGTCACTACGATATAAACTAACACTAATCTTAGCTTCTGATTCGTTAGAACGTGATAAGCTAGATTCTTGAACTATGTAAGCACCAGCAGCACCCGCGCCCTCGCCCGCATCAATTTCATCACCGTCATTAGAAGCATTAGTTACAACTAATTTAGTACCGGCTGGCAATATAGTTTCATCACTAGCAGTTGCCGCTTTTGCCTGAGTAGTGCCAGTAGGAGTAATTTCTAAATCAAGTGTACGGTTATGGTTGTAATATACCAATGCCTTAACGGCTCCGTCACCGTCTCTAATTTCTTTGCGGTCAGATGTAACCGTTAAGTCTGCCGATTGAGTTTGCCTACTTGTATCAGCAGTAGTACCAAAACCAGTATAGGTAATTCCGTCTACGCCCCAAAAACAGGCCAAGCCTTTAAATGTCGCCATGCGGTTAGTCTCTCTGTTTTAGATTCTGTTTCAAGTAATGCACTATTTCCATTTACCAGCCGCTTTTAGTTTAAGAATCTTTTCTATATTAGCCCGTAAAGATTGGGTTCTATTCCTAATAGCTACAGCCATAATTCTACTTTCTCTACCGTGCTTCTGTATATAATCAACTAGATTAGCAACGTATACAAAACTCTTTTCAGTTTTGCCTAAATTCTTCCTAATCATCCCCTTACCCCTATGCCTACTAATAAACTTATTAACGTGTCTCTTAGCTAGTTTTAGATGTCTAGCGGCTGGCATCCATCCCGCCTTAGCTTTACCTATGCGCTCGTATACTTTGTTAGCATACTCATTTATAGATGATTCATTTTTAACGTAGAACCTTTTAGGGTTTGTTTTAGGAATACGCCCCCGCTTGTTACGCATACTATCATGGAAATTATCGGGAACCTTACTTCCCGCCTTACCGGAAGCATCACCAATAATATCCATTACTAAATCATAGTTACCGGCTTTATATGCCTTACCTAACCAGCGTTTTACTTTTGCATTCTTATACAGATTTAATTCGGGGTATCTTTTAACTACTCGCTTTATATCGTTCTTAACTGCCTTTTTCCCTGCATTAAACTGGTCTGTAAGTTTTTCTTTTATCACACCCGCGCCCCCAGTAGTAGGCGGGGTTAACTTTATGCAGTCTGCTACTAAATGCTTTGCCTCGTTTGCTATAACTTCACCAGCAGATTTTTTTACATGCTTCAAAAGGTTAGCCACTTCTGTTTCCCATTCAGCAGTATCTAAATATAAGCCCTGCCTTTTACTTTTGGGATTTAAACGCTTAGGCATTAATTAGCAGAAACAACTATCGTAAATGTTAAATCTCCTGTCGCCATTCGGCTATCAGTAGAATTATTAATAGAAAAAGAATTAACCCCACTTACTATTATATCTTCGTCAGTAGCGTTTAATGTTGCATCTAAAGCACTATCCATAAATAAATCTCTAATCTTAGCTACGTTAGATTTATGATTTGTTAATGCGTTGTTACCATCAAAGTTAGTATTAACAGTTACTATGCAATTTACAGACCACACACCACTTCTAGGAAATAATTCCTCTGCTGCATCTACATAACAGATAATGTTATTTTCCTCTGATAAGTTTACATCGATGCCGGTTCTAATATCTCCTGCATCAGTTAAAGATAATGTTCCTGCCGTTACTGCATCTGTTATAACTTCTTTTAATGCAGCTTCTACTTTCGTGTCTATATTGTTATAAGGCGCGCTCATTATTCAGAAAGGGATTCTAACTCAAATTCAAAAGTAGCATTATCAGTAATAGTAACTTCACCTATGCGAAACTTATAACCTACTAAGGCACTATCATAACTGCTGGCTACAGTTATCTCTGAACCCGTTGTAGGGTCTGCTACACCATCACTATCAAACTGGCTTTTCTGAACAAATAGATTAGCTCTATACTCTGGCCTAAAACCACCTACATCTAATTCTGTATTTGTTTCAACGGTACTAATGTAACCTTTGATAGTGTTACTACCCCAAGTAAAGGTAATATAAAAATCATCAGCCGCCGCGCCTAAGTCTGCACTTATAATACTTGCTAGAGTTGCCATGTTATATATTAAAAAAGAGGGAGGCCGAAGCCTCCCCCTTATAGTTATGAGGAAGCTATATTAAGCACCCATGTAACCAATCGCGAACGAGCCGAGATGGCGATAGTTAACGTCAACCATCATCTGAACAATCATGCGAACGGTTCCAGTAGTAGCCAAGGTATAAGGGTCGATTACAACATCAAGCCCACCAAAGTTACCGATAATAACATCGTTCCAGTTACCGAAGAAGTAAGCAGTATCTACAGCAGTAGTTCCGCCTGCTGTCGGGTCATCTAGAGTAATGCCAATGTTATTACTAATAAAGGCAGGGTAGTTATTCATCTTACCATCCTCGAACAAGAAACGACCAGACCCACTATCGAGGGCAATCGTCTTAGCGGTGAATGCACCCTTGGGCGAAGTACAATAGGCGAGCGCGCCGCGGAGGGCGTTGCCTTCTGCAACAATTTTTTCAAGGTTAACGATCTCGCTATATGATGGAGAAGCACCAAAGTCTATATCATTAGCCGCTAAGTTATCGGCAATAGATTTATATAGACCAGTAGGAGCATCTGTATCTGCTGGGTCAGTAACACCAGTAAAGACACTCTTATCGATTGCATTAGCAGCCGTAACTACAAGATCGTTACGAACCACGTTTTCAATGTCTACAGATGATTGCTGAATCAACTGCTTAGACATGTTAACGTGCATACTAAGACGATGCGGAGTAAGAGTAATCTTATCAAACGTATTAGCAGATTCAGTTACAGCCGCTTGCTCACCAAGCCAATAGCTAGTAGCACCACCCGACATGCGAGGAATATCTACATTACTAGTAAGCCCATCGAGAACAGTTGCACCGGCTTGAATAGCGATAGCCTCGTTACGAAGCAAATCGATAAAGCCCGTTAGGTCAGTAGCAACGGTGTTACCACCGGCACTAGCAGTACCAGCAACTAAATCACGTTTAGCAAATGCATCCGAAGGAATGCAAAGCCCGTTAGTAGAACGTCCTTGGGCCTTCTGAGCAGTTTGCGAAACTTCTGCTTCGTAGCCAGTCCATTTACCCTCGCTAATATAGTTGCGAACGGCACGCGAGATAGAAAATTCCTCACGCTCGTTTGCATCCATTACCGGAGCTTGTTTAACAGGCTCAGACTTCATTTTATTCTCCAAAACCCAGCGGCTAAATTCACCGACAGATTTTCCATCGTTGACGAAGTTTGTAGCATCGTCAATGCAACCGTACTTAGCACCGAGGCTAAGAATCTCTTTAGAACGCTTAACAGATTCGTTAGTACGCTTTTCGACTTCAGCGACAACGTCAATCTTCGGTTCTACATTTTCAGTATTATTATTATCAGACATAGTAGTTCTATCTTCTTTGATAGGTTCAGGCGTATTAGATTCGACTGTGCGGCCAACGCCACTACCCACATAGTCGGCTGGTATCGATGCCAGACTTATCTCTAGAGGTTGCCACAAAGTAGCTCTTACAGTATCCCTACCGTTTGATTCTTCGCGTTTACTCTGGAGTATATAGTAGCCGACAGAAATACCAGTTCTTACGCCTTCTACTACATCCCGATAAATTTCATTAGCACGTTGACTATTACCAAACCTAACTGTAGCCCTGCCAACTTTGTCACCATCTATTCTAGCATTTTCTACAACTCCTACTTGGTCATCTGCATTATGGTTTACTAGTAGTGGCGCGCCGTTGTTTAGTCTATCGAGTTTTACGCTATTAGGTGAATGGTCTAGCACCTCCATACCGTATCCCCGTTCTACGGGGAACTCTGAACTAAAAGCTAATTCTACAGTTCTATTATCTTCGTCTACGTTTCTAGCCTCAAATTTTAATTCCCGTTTTACTACCTCCATAGATTCGCTTCTATCTTCTTCTTCATTATAAACATTTTCGGCGGGGTAATGTGGGCCGTTCATTTCTGGCTCAGTAGGATTAGGCGGGGGCGGGGGAGTTTTCTCGAATGTAATAGTATAACTGTTATCATCCTCAGTTACCGCCGTTACATGTCTTTTATTTAACTCATTCATCTGCCGGAATAGTGTCGGGTTTAATTTCTGTTTCAAGCTGCTTAGGTGTAAACCCATCAATAGCCTTTAACATCTTTAATACTGTAGGTTCATCTAAACCTAATGATATTAATAATTCCTTACCAGCATCAGCAGGCATAGCCCCCGAAGTAATTTGTTCTATAACACTTAATGCGGCTTGAATTTGCGCGCCGTTTAAAGCGGATGTAGGTTCTACAGATAAGTTATCTGGCTTATCTTCTGTTTTCCTACTAGGTGTCTGCTCTACTACTGTTTCTTCTGTTTCTTCTTCATCATCTTCTATAGGCATATCTGCCATATCAAAACGTAACCCCTTATCTTCTGCTAGTTTCTTATCGGCTGCTATAGTGGAATATACATCTTCAATATCACCACCAGTATAATTAATTATATTCCTTTTAGCTTCTAACCCGTTATTCATTGCAAGAATGTTAGCTTGCATATCTTTTAACGGGTCTACCCAAGGCCATCGGCGCGCACACCACTTGGGCTGATTCATCTTATCAAACTTATTTACACCAAAAGGAAACACACCATTAAGAATACTAGCCTCTAACCAAGCCTCAAATACTGGTTGTATAAATGAATCTATAAACCAATTCTGTATAGACTTGTAGTGTTCGCGTTCATCAAACAGACCGGCCCTAATGCTACTATAGTTAACGCCCTCTAAATCATTAGCTAAAGTATTATAGCTAATATTAAGACCAGCACTAATGCCCCTTAATGTTGCCTTAACAAAATCTTTATAAGCACTAGTAGGGTGTTGCGGGTTCCATTCTTGGAATCTCATACCCGTAGGTAATTCCTCAATCGACCCCGGTTCTGCCTCCATGATTAGATTATAATCTTCATCTTCTTCGCCGGTATAGTTTTCAGCATTAGCATCCTTAGTAAGAAAACCCATCTTACATGCAGCAGTCCTACTAGCTACTAGTTCGCTTTCTTCATACCCTGCCAGCATTTGTAAACGTGTCATAGCTGATACCATCCAAGGCACACCTCGCGTCTGACTTATACGCTCAGGGTTATATAGATGTATAATATCATCTGCATCTACTCTTACACGTTTTCTACTAGTATCAGAAGTTTCGCCAGGATGTGAGGTTAGTATATGATAAGCAACTGGTCGCCCTACTGTATTAGTTTCTACACCCATGCGAATTTCTCCACCATTAGCTAACCTATAGTTATTATGGTGTATATCTAGCATATCAGCTTCTATTAACTGAACAGCAAAACCATGGTCATTATTATACCCCCTTACTAACTGAAGCAATACATCACCATCTCTAGCACATGAGCGTAATGCTAGTTTACAAATCTCTAGCCAACTTTGCCGCCCGTTAGGTGTAGTGTATTTACGATTACACCACTTATGCCATTCTCTCTCTATAACCCTGTTAGCTTGTTCATCATATACTAGTGGTGAATCCTCTACTTTCATTTGTAGCATTACACCACTTGAACCAATAACATTAGAATCTAAACCATTTAAGTAACGTCTAACATAATCGTTATTACGTTCTAATTCTCTGCATCTGTTTCTGAGCTTCTGTAAATCTCGCCTTATTTCTTCATCACCCGTAGTAGTGGGGTTTAACCAATCGCCAGTAAGTCGAGAAGATATAGCACCGGAGTAACCTCTAGCTTTTGCCTTTGCCTTACTATAACCGAATCTCTTTAGTACCTTGTCTACTAAATTCATATTAATAAATGCTATACTCTGAATTTTGGGTTACTCTAGTAGGATAACTAAAACGGGCTTTAATTAATCTGCCAGAACCGTGCTTATTAGCCAGCCGCCGTTTACGTTCCTCCTTATCTAGTTTTTCCTCGTAGGTGTGTAATATGTCTACTAACTCACTAACAGGAATCTTATTAATACTCCTACCACCTATAGAGTAGTTCTCTATGTCTGCATCCATTCTGCCTTCTAATACAGATTGGATTTTAGATATCATTAACTTGGCATGTGTTCGTAAATCACTAGTCGCACTAGTAGCCAAGCCGTTTAAGTTACGGTGTATAACGGTAACACCATTATCGACTACATACCGTTCACTAGACTTGGTTACATACGCTTGCCAACTATATTCGCCCGTTGTGTAGTTTGCAGTAGTGGCGGCTGCTACTGTAATTTCCCATGCATCATTAGCACTATTAGCAGATGCTGATATATCGAAACCCGTGCCGGTATTGCTTCTAAAGCTATATGATAAGGCCCAGCTATCAGCCGGTGAATAATCTTTAAGACTTTTATCCCATCTGAAAGTATCGCCAGCATATACCTCGTAGGGTTCTATCGTTGCTACAGTTGCCGCCATCGGCGTTAAATTAATTTAAACTCGGCCTGTTTCAACTCTGCCAGCCCTTTACGAAGCTCCCACCGCCCTTAAACCGTTTAGTATTTGCGCGGAAACTGCCTTCTAAGGGCTTTTCTTTTTCGAGGGGCGTAGTTATGGCATCCTCTTTATGTTCGGCCTTAGACGCAATTCTCTTAAAGTTAGGATTAAGAATAACCATAGCTGCCATAGCGTAAATTCTAACATCTAATGCTTCATTGCGTTTACCCTCTTTTAATATCCATTTACGCTCTCTTACACCGGCTTTAGTTTTAATGACACACTTCTCTGCTGTTAACTGGTTAAAGTAATCTTCATGGTAGCCACTAGCAAAAGGCCAATGGCAGTAACCATAACCTTCTTCTTCTATTCTTAGTCTGCCATATACAACATCTTTAGCCGTATCAGTTCCTATACTAAATAACCTAACACCTCTAACACTTGATTTACTTGGCCTACTTACTAATGGTTTCCCGAAACCTCCTAACCCTTTTATAGCGTATACATTCCTTGGTTGCCTTGGCTTTACAAAATCATATACATCCTTTGTTAGATAACCAGAATCAATACATACGGCTGCTACTGGCAACTCCCTGCTATCTTCTGTTGTATATCGTTCTAGTAACCATTTATCTAGCTGCCGCCATATTTCTTTCTGCGATGGGTCGCCGTATATAACTTTATATTCTATACCCCAACATTCTTCATCTAATCCCCATCCAACTAACTCGGCCTCTATACGGTCTGCTTGCACATCGATGCCACATGTTAAAACTAATACGCCCTTTGGTATATCCCCCTTGTACGCTTCGCGCCTCGATTCTAAATAATGGCCGTCTATAGTAGCCTCTAGTTCCTCCCATGTTTCTGCTAAGAATGTATTAATAAAAGTCTTTAAACCTTCTGGCCCTTTCTTTTTAGAATCTAAGAAACCAGCGGCTGCTTGGTGTAACCTATTATTAAAACCTTTCTTGGGAGGGAACAAACTATTTAACCCATTTAACCTATAACCCCTCTTACCTTCAAACTTAGCTGTAGCTCTCCATTCCCCATTACTAACCATGGTTCTCCTATCATCATCATCTAACTTAGCTTTACAATGCTCACAAACTATATGCGCCGTTTCTGGCCTATCCTTTTCCCATATAACATTTTTCCATGCTAATATCTGAAACTCTCCACACTTAGGGCATGGGGTAAACCATTCTTGTTTATCTGTTATGTTATATTCGTTTTCTACCTTACTTAAATCTTTAATAGTAGGTGTGCTGGTTTTAATGATAACTGCATTAGGAAAAGTGTCGGTTCTTCTTTCCGCTAGGCTTATAGGGTCGCCCTCCGCTCCCGCGCTTGCAGGGTATCTATCTATCTCGTCACATAATAAAACGCGAATAGGTCGAGCCGCTAAACTACTAGGGCTATTAGCTCCAGCCATAGTTATATGCCCTCCTAAGAATCTTTTATGTAATAAGGTGTTACCACTATCTCTAGCTTTACCCGTGCTTATAACTTTAGATAGTGCCGCCGTGTCTCTTATCATTGGAGCTAACCTATCCTTAGACCAAGTATCTGCCATATCTAAAGTAGGTTGGATACATAATATAGGGCTAGGGTCTTGGCATATAAAGTAGGCTACTATATTATTTATACATTCTGTTTTACCAGTTTGCGAAGCCCACATAAGCGTAACAGATTGCACACTAGAATCTTTTACAGCATTCATAGGTTCCTTCTGATACGGGGCCATGTTTAATCTATACATGCCAGCCCGTGCGCTAGATTCGCTAGATAGGATTCTATATTTCTCGGCCCATTCGCTAACCGTCAATCTCGGCGGCGGTTCCCATACTTGAAAATTCTGGTTCAGACTTTTTAGCGTCGGGCCGAATTGCAAACTCAGTTTTTTGTAATCGTGAAAGCTCATTTAATAACTCGTCTGTAGCTTGTTCATCTAGTGGGCTTTGTAATATCTTAGTTCTACATGCAGTAAATACATCCTGCATATATCGTTCTACTAATATCTTGGGCAACCAGTTCCCTCGTACTATATCTAATTCTGCTTCTAGCTTTAAACATTGGGCTAATATACGCCTTCTTTTTAAATCGCCTTCATCTTCATATTCAGAACCTTTTAACCCGTGGTTCTTTATAAATGCTATCCATTCACTTATATCATGGTTTCCGTTACTCTTAGCTTTTGGAGCTTCGTCATGTCTAGCCCACTTCGTTACGCTCGACCTACTAACATTTAATATCTTAGCAAGCTCTACATAGTTCTTAGCGTAACCATTATCATTTACAGTATCTTTACCCGCTACAGAAAGCAGATAGGCGCGCTGGCTAGATGTTATACCCTTACCATCTTGCAGCTTCTTATATGCTAATGCTGCATCTGCTTCTAATAACTTATCAGCTAGTTCTGGTGTTATTGTACTCACTACCTAACAATATAATACCAATAGTAAAAAACAGAACCGTCATTCCGTATTATATAGGTGTGTAGCTGTATGCTTTTCACTTTATACTATTTAAAAACTCTGCTCTTACTTCTGGTTTATTATACACACCCTTTAAAGAAGTAGTAACCATTTTAGAATTCTGCTTTCTAGCACCGCGGCATAACATACAGAAATGCTTTGCCTCTAACATTACAGCAACTCCTTTTGGGTGTAGCTTTTCTAATAGTATATCTGCTACTTGAGTTGTTAACCTTTCCTGCACTTGCAGCCGCTTACTATATACATCTAATACGCGAGCTAATTTAGATAAGCCTACAATCCTTTTACTCGGTATATAACTTATATGAGCGGTCCCCATGAAGGGCAGCATGTGATGTTCGCAAGTAGAATAGAATTCTATATCTCTTAGAGTTACCATTTCATCATAACCCTCGTTTTCAAATGTAGTTAATATATCATCTACATTTTGGTCATATCCCCCAAAAACTTCTTTATAGCTTTTAGCTACTCGCTTTGGAGTATCCAATAAACCTTCCCTATCGGGATTCTCTCCAATGCTTTTTAATATATTGTATATAGATTGCTTTACAATATATTCAGAATCTTGTGAGACTGTAGGCTCAGTTTCCAATCTGGCTGGTCTAGGCATAGCTGTATACAATGTTTTATATTTTCTTGGTTAGGCCGGTTATCATCAAATATAGGGCTACAGTATTTGTTAATTATAGTTACATCATCTGGTTCACTTAACCTAAAATGCCCCTTATGCCTAACTAGTCTATATTCATCTATAGTAGCATCTTTAAAGTTTTTAGTTATAACATGGTTAGCAACTTTAGGTGAAACAACTAACCAATCTATAACACTTCTTAAAGATTCGCTAACATAGTTATTACCATTAGTTTCAATAGCAATTAAAAACCCTGCATCCTTAAAGTATTCTAAAACATCAAAACTTAATTGTAGTAATGGTTCACCGCCGGTAAACACTAACCACTTGCAAGGGTCATGCTGTAGTATTTGCAGCTTTAATTCCTTTAAGTTAAATGTTTTGTTACTTTCAAATTCAGTATCACAAAAGCCACAAGTTAAATCACATCCAGCTAACCTTATAAATATACTTGGTTCTCCGGTACGCGCTCCTTCGCCTTGCAAACTATAAAATATTTCATTTACATCTAGTTCAGCTAATTCTCTTAATTTATTAATACTCATATACCTACTTCGTATTTCGCACTATTCTTATCATCTTCAAAAACTTCTACACTCTTAATAGCTACCCTGCCATTAGTTTCAAATGTAACAGTCCTCCTAAACTGTTCTTCTATATATTTACATAACCCCTCGGCTGATGCATCCGGTACTATATGTAATTTCCATAATACACTAGCATAAGTTTTAAAGTAGTCTAAGTGTGTATCATGCTGGCAAACTAATAAAGCATGGTCTAGCTTCTTATCTATCCAATCCTTAATAAAATCTAGTTTGCCAAAATCTATTACAAAACCATTTTCATCTAACTCCTTTGCTATAAACGTAAATTTAATAGCCCAGTTATGACCATGCACATACTGGCAATGCCCATCATGCAATGGCTGTCGATGTGCAAAGGGTATATTATAATATGTCTTACTACACGTTATCATATTCAGTAGGGTCTATTACTCCTGCTATACTAAAAGCCTCTATACGTTCTCGGCACGTTCCACACTTACCACAATGCTTTTCCCCGCCCTCATAGCAAGACCAAGTAGTTGTCCAATCAATTCCGTAATGTTCGCCTAGTGTTACTATATCTTCTTTTCGCTTGTCTAAGAATGGGGCATATAGTTCGACCTTATTCCAATCTGCTTCATTTAAAGCACCCTGCATAGCGTCTACGAAACTTTTCCTGCAATCTGGATATACTGCATGGTCACCGTTATGCGCTCCATAAGCAACCGCTTCAGCACCAGTAGAAAATGCATAGGCAGCTGCTATACTTAGCATCATCATATTTCTATTAGGTACTACTGTTTTCTTCATATTATCTTCTTCATAATGCCCATGTGGTACTTCTACATTATCATCAGTCTGGCTACTGCCTTTAAGCAGTTTCTTAACATCTGATAAATCCACTATCTCTAAAGGAACATTTAATTTAAAACATGTAGCCTTAGCATAGTTTAATTCTTTGCTATGCCTTTGCCCGTAGTTAAACGATATACAGTTAACTTCGTTGCCCTGCTCTAATATGTGATGCAGTAAGACCGTAGAGTCCATACCGCCCGATAATATATGTATAGTATTCATTAGTACAAAATCGTATGAATGAATCATCTTTTTAAAACGCTTATTCTATTCTGCGCTGTTTTTTGGTGTATACTTAAACGAGTTATATGCTCTCCATCTATATGACCTAATAACTTACCAAATTTAGCCCTAGCACGTTTTTCTAACTTTAAATAATACTCTACTTCACCTTGTAAATTTTGCCTACTTCCCTTTACTGTCATTTGGCCAAATTGATTCCATCTACCATATTTGCACGGGCCTACCTCCCAGTTAGTTGCATCTACACTATCCCAAGGTAATGCCATTATAGATTTCTCACTACCATAACCAAAACCGTGCATACGCTTAGGCCAAACTCTAGCGAAGCATTGTTCAGCGAATTTATTCTTAATACCAAACTTCATGGCTACACCACCTAACGCTATTTTAGGATAATCTTTTGCCATGCCCTTTAATACATTCCAAGGCTCTCCATGATGATAGCAGGGTATAGCAGGAACACCTTGCCGCCACATTTTCTCTGTATTCCTAAGACTAGCTTTCCAATCCCCTATAACATCTAAACTAAAAACTTCTACTAGTGTACTATCTTTAGCTAACAGTTCCTTTGCAGTATCTATATAATCCTGCAAGTTAATTACACTACCTTTATTATGCGCGCTAAATGCACCAGAATCTAAAGCCCAGTTTCTATATACATAATCACTTTGCTTTTTTAGAAACGGTTTAAGGTAAACATAACTTATAAGTAGTGCGGGTTTTAAACTTTCAGGAATTTTTTTGCACCCTCTTATACCTTGCAAAACATTTCCACCTTGAGCCACGCCATCATGCGCTAACCTTACTGTAGGTGCATCTAATTCTGTCTGCGCATCTGGCATATATTAGTTATTGATTGGGCGTAGTTATCTGATTCACCTATAGATTTAGTTATTATATCCCATTGCAGTTTAGTAAACTTAACTGACTTACTATCATCATTTGCATCATCCATATCTTCTATCGATGGTGGTTCCCATTCTGCATTAAGTAACGGGTCTATCTCATGGTCAAGAAAACCAGATAACTCTAAATCTAAGTTAGCTTCTTTTAGTTCCTTTAATATATTACCTACATCTTGAAAATCTAACTCGGCTAATTCTGCTACCCTGTTATCTGCTAATAGGTGTGCTTTCTCGTCTGCTTCGTTTTCAAAGTCTTGATAATCGACCGGAACCTTTTCTTGATTCAATACCTTAGCAGCCGCCAGTCGGCCATGCCCTGCTACTATATAACCGGAACGCTTAGAAACTGTTATAGGGTTTCTCCATCCTTGGGCATTTATAATTCTAGCTAACAGATTAACCTGACGTTCATCATGCTTATTAGGATTATTAGGATGCTCTACTAGCTTTAGTATATCTACTAGCTCCGAGTGTGAACAATGTACCTTGATTGACTCTGACATAGATTTAGTTTCTCCTTTTCTATAGCTGCTTCTAGTTCCTTCATATCCCTTAGCTCCCCTGCTTCTTTATAATGGTTAATTATACCCCTGCCAAAATCTTTAGGCTGGCTACGTTTAATTACATCATAGTAATCCCATCCTATTAACTTAATAGAAGAATCATCTATATACTTCGCTAAGACTATACGCTCTGCATGTTTCTTGTGCTGCTTACATAGAACACTAATGGGCCTTCTATATGTCTTAACATCTATAGTAATTGCACCTATAGAAAAATCATAACTATCACCGCCGCCGTTTAGGTTCTCCCAAGTTAAGGGCAAAGCGTATGCATGACTAAAGGCTACTTCACCTAGTAGACCTATATATTCGTGATTTGCGGAAAGGGGTTTGTAAGAAGTTTGGCCTAT